TGGTTGGGAGTGCTTGTGCTTTTGTCCACGCTCTTGTTCCATGCGTGATGACTAGGACAACCACTAGACTTATGTGGCGTATCCAAGAGAGAATAAATGAATGAATGTCACAGAGCCAGCACAGGCGCACTTGAACGACTTGTTAAAGGATGGCGAGTTATTAGAGATTGGGTTAGTGGGTGGTGGATGCGGTGGTGCGACCGTTGTTTTAAGCAAAGTGGACTTGATGAGTTCAGACGCATTGAGTATTGGCGGGACAGCCAACGTGATATTCGCAGACCAGACGTCTCAGACATATTTGATAGGGGGTAAGTTGACGTTGGATGAAACTGCATTCAACACTGGATTTGTAGTCGAACCACCTCAACATATATCAAGTTGTGGATGTGGGTCATCAATTAAAATAGGATAGGAGATATTTATGTGGGCAAAGTTTCAAGCATTAAGTCCGAAAGCAAAATGGGGCATAACGATAGCAGTGGCAGTTCTATTCGTACTGGCCGCAGTCTATGGCTCACCATCGCCATCTGTGGACTCGCAGTAGGATGTACAACAGTAAAGAAAGCAACGGTCGTAGCAACGGGAGCGGCATTGGGTGCGACTGCGGGGACTGTCTTATCGGGGGGTGTACTTGCTCCCATAGCGGGAGCCATGACGAGTGCCTTTGTGACCGATGTGGTGACGGAGATATCATACAGTACGACAGGAGGTAATATGGATTGCGCACCAGATAATTTTTGGTCATTGTTGGGTTCACTTATCCAGATGGGTGGATGGGCTTTGATTTTAATTGTTTTAGCACCTATGGTACTAGGATGGATACTGCCCGGCCCACTGGAAAGAAAGAAAAAGAATTAGTCGTAGTCGAATGGCGCGACATAATCGCAACAGCAGGGTGGGAGCAGGAGATATCTTGCCCCACCCTTTTTTCTGTTGGATGGCTAATAAGTCAGGATGATGACACGATCCTGATCGCCAATACGAAAGACCCAGATGATTTCACAGGGGAGGGTGACCCTCCTATCTACTATGGCCTTACTCGCTTTCCTTCTGGCGCTGTCGTTGCTGTTCAGCGAATTTCGCAAGTGGAATCCCCCACTGCTTTTCAAATATAGCACTCCAGAAAGCGCCGCTAGGAGCCTGTTGTAGTTTACGCTTCCAGCAGTACAGTCCAAAGTGCATCCTTCTACTCTCAGCCCACTCCTCTTCCTGTGCTTTAGATGGGTTTATCAAGTAACTCTTGCGTACAGATCGGCTATATTCAGTAACTTATCCTGAGTTAATCCATAGCCTTGGCCGTGTCCCAAGTCGATGATATTCTCTTTCGCTATAAGTTGTTCTTTCGTAGCGTATCCTACAATAGTATATTCGGGGAACACTCCAGTTACTAGCAAATAAATGCTAACCTCGTCATCTCTGGCGTTTAATTTAGCCAGCAGCCTTCCTGCTTTGTACCTCGTAGTTTTCACATCTATCTTATGTCCGTTGTACAGTATGTCCCATCCAGCATCCGGTTTTAACACAAGGCTTGGGTATACGTTTAGCACACGGCTTACTGCAATTTCCCCGCCTATACCATCCTCATCAGTTTGCCATGATGGTTGGTTACCTATCTGCTGATCCTTCCTTCCAACTGCCCTAGCAATCTCGTATCTCATAAGAGCAAGAGACTTACAAACAATTTGCTCTGCACTGTTGAGTACAATGTTCACCGCAGTATTGCTCTCTGGGTAATCGAATGTATGGCATCGTAGTACCCCTCGCCATCCAGACCCTCCAAAGTGATTACGCCTCTCCACCACTGATACTCTGTATCCCTACACCAGTTCTCTGAGTAGTAAGGGTGAGAATAGCACCCCGCACTCAGTCCGAATATCTTTTGTCCATCAGGCTTGGTGGATTCTTGGTGGCTGATAAGGTGGCTATGTCCCTGCACAGCAGAGCAATGTAATTTGTTCATCATTGAGTTACCTATGTTAGTGCCTGAGATAGGGCGGCCCATTGCCCCGGTTGTAAAGTAGTGGCTGAACGAGATACCCTTTATGGTTAAGCACTCCTTGAATGGAGTACACTTCCAGCCAAACTTCTTGTACTGAAGATCATCAATAGATATTGCGCCGTCTAGTTCGGGCGAACTATTGATAGCCCTAGTTATTCTGTCCTCATGGTTGCCTAATGTCATGTAGAGTTTAGGCTTGTACTGCTTGACTTTCTTTTTTAACAACATCCTATTAAGTTCTTTTATGGGAGCGAACAGTTTTTCTTGGGCATCAATTACTGCCGCAACGTCCTTACTGTACCGCCTACCCTCAAACCCCTTTGTCCCCCTGTCGTAGGAAGATAGGGAAGGCAGGTCAGCCATGTCCCCAAGGCACACCACATACTCCGGTTTCTCCTGAGCGATGTACTCCCCCAACCCTGTAAATCTATCATTGTCATAGTCTGGGTTTGCATGAGGGTCACCGATAACCAGTAGGTTCATTATATCTGCTCTCCAAGGTCATTTGAATGGCCTTTAAGGCCGTTTTTTGAGGTTTGCGTCACTGGCCTAACCCTCCATAGGGGGCAGGTGTGCATCTCACAGTTTTCGACCTGTTTAAGCCATGTACCATCCTCAACAGGGTCGTAGATACATTCCTTACAGTGGTCGTTTACCGCCTTTCTTAGGAACTGTCCGCTCATCAATTAATAAGGCTTGGCTTATCCAGAAGGTCTTTCACTGTCTCCCACAGAGCGTGTTGCTCAACTGATTCTGACTCAGAACCTCTCTTTTTCAAGATCGCTTTTATAACAGGCAGTTGTTCTCCTTCATCAAGAAGGTACTCAGACACTGCTACCGCAGCATCCACATGGAAACAAAGCATCTCAGCCAGAATTTTTACGTTTGCCACGATGAAGCCCTCCTTTTAGTCTGCGTTGTAAGGCTATTGCAGCGCGAAAGGCCACAAAGTCCTCTCCTATCTGATCTGACCTACTCACTTGGCATTTGCCAGTTTTCTTATCGAGCCTAAGAATGTAGGTACACTCGACCTCTCGATCATAGATTAATTCAATCGCCTTAGCATAGGCTGCACATTGAATGTGATGTTCCGGGTAAGTCTTACTGGAAGTTTTAAAGTCGATCACACAGAACTCGTCATTAACTTCTGCTACAGCATCCACAGTCCCAGCATACTTCAGTTCAGGATGGTATACCTTCTCCTCTGCGGAGATGAACTTGACGTTGTTGTCTGCGTACCACTTCCTGAAGGCGCTGATAGAATTTTGCGCTTGCTTGTTATCTGGCTCGTCCGGTAAGGAATCGTAGGTCAGTGCATCCTTACCCCTTAGTTTAAACTTAATGCACTCCTCAATGTACTTATGAACAGAAGTTCCTATATCGGCTGCATCGCTTGCAATAGTCCTATGCGACTCCACCATACCCTTAGCAACCTCATCTACCGACAGACCGCTTAGGGAGTACAAAGGCATCTCCGTTGGGGCGGTCACCTCTACAACCTGCTTCTTGAAATACTTGCTTGCCTCAAGAGCAGACCAATATACAAGAGCGGGTTTTGCTATAACCCCAAGTATCTGGGTTGCGGATGGGATAACCTCCTCACTACCGGAGAGCCTGTAGATATGTCCTTCAGGAAAGAAGTCTATACCTTGAGTCTCCCCGTTAGCAAAGAAAACAGTATGAGTAAACGACTCGTCTGTCATGTTAATCCCACTGGCTCCCAGCATCCATCGACTTCTGAGGGGTTTCTGAGCGATCTCCGCCGTTCCTCTTATAAGCGTCAGGGTCAAAGTCTATGTCAACTTTAACATAGTCCTTTCCATTTTGGGAGGTGTTGTTCCAACCTGCTACCTTGACTACAACCCCCTTCGCCATACCGTCACCCGTCCAATCTGGGTGCTTATCAAGAGTTTTGAAACTATTGTGGTACAGTCGAATTTGGTTATCTTTAGGTTTAAAGTCCATCTGTGCTTCGTTCTCCTGTTGTTGTTGCAGTAGTTGATCGTTATGATACCACTGCTCTTCAGTCAACTCGTCTGGATTCATTATAAAATCCTTGATTCCGTTCGAGCATTCGCTTGCATAGTTCGCCACACTTCTATCGTAGCCTCCATCGTTTTAAACTGCATGGCGAGTAAATGTTCTTTCCTTATCGCTTCCTTCTCTCCGTCAACGACAATTAGGTATGACCCCTGTGTCAAAGCGTGGGCTTGTCTATCAGCCACAGACCCTTTAGGGGCAAGAAGAAACAGACGGGCTGCTTCAATCTTTTTAAACTCCTTGAGTTGCTCCTTCTGGGCTTTCGCTTCAGCAAGTTGCTCACAGTTGTCGTGCATGAACTGTAAGGCTTCTAGATGGTCAATCATGTTGCGGATAATACCCCACTTCTGAACGCCTTGTCAAGCGTACTGAAGATAAAGTCTGGCTGGAATTCTATGATGTCCCTGTCCCCGTTGTGAACCTTATCATGGCAGGTATAGCACATGGGCATAGCAAGGAAGTCGTTAGCCTTCATTCCTACGCCTCCTCCCCCGTGGGGAAACCATATGTGTTTTAGATGGTGCGCCACAATGGTGTCATCTTCTATTCTACAGTTAGAGCAAGGAAGGGTGGCTACCCAGTTAGTGTACTTCTTGTTGACCCAGCGCTTTTTCTTCTCGATCATCGGAAACCTACTGGGTCATTATCCCAATCATGGTTGGGTGCAAGGGCTGGGTCTATTCCACCCATCTCTTCCCAATCATCGTCATAATCGTCATCGTCACGATACCATAGACCTACTGCGGCTATCCATTCGTAACCATTCTCAATATACTGATAGTAGTGTTTCTTATCGAAACATTCTGCGGACGGATCGAATGATGAACCTTCATGATCAATTCCTCCCCCGCTCCTTTTAAGAGCGTCTTGCCTTATACGTTTCTCGAAATTTTTATCGGAAACAATTGGTCTAGTCATATCTCACATACTCCCGCTGAACAGGCCACTTCCTGACTAGCGGTTGTGTTATCCATGTCCTCCTCAAAACTCCAGTTGATATAATCTGGCATTAGTTTCTCTCTTGCCTCGTACTCTTCCTCAGTTATGTCCTCGTATGGGGCTTGCTCGTACACATGGCCTTCATCAGCCGATGGCAGGAACGAGATACCGTTTACCACATCCCAGTTCTCCCATATCCAAGCGCCGACCTGCGGCCACTGATCCTCTGGTATGTAGCAAGTCATTGAAGGCTTGTGTTCACACCAACACATAGATAACTTCTTCCACATCTCTAACTGATCGAACGGCGTGATGTCGTGTCGAGTTGTAGACGTTATTGGAGAGGCTATCGGGAACTCAAATACATAGGTTTCCTTATTGAACTTGTCTACCTCATAAGGCACACCGGCATCTATCATTACCTGAGCCAGTGGGTCTTTAATATCATTACGAACTCTCCTGAGATACCAGCGGTTGTGTCTCGGATGGCATCCTGACGCGCTATTGACTAATTGACTGACCGTCCCACTCGGTTTGACACAGGTGATAGCGGTAGCAGGGTTGATCTTCAGCCTCGTAGCCCACTGTTTGTTCACCGCTATAGCATGGCTCTTTAATCGCTCGATGTCTCCTTGGTAGTTGGCTTTAAAAAACTCGCTGTCCCATATACCAGTTAATGAAACTCCCAGCAACCTTTCCTCCTCACAGTTATTCTTCCACACCTTGCGTAAGAATTTGAAGTCAGTGAGTGCTGACTGTAGAGTACCTAAGATTGTAGCGGCCTCTACCTTAGCCTCTAAAGTTGAATAGTCATCTTCAGGTCTTACCACAACCTCTGTAAGGTTACAGAATTGTGCTGATCTAAGTACGATTTCGCTGCAAGGATTTGTGCCAAACTCATGGTCTATGTCCCTACGCTCTGGGGCCATGTCCTTACAGGCTTGTCTATTAAAGATACCCCGCTCTCCAGATCGCGACTCATATATTGCGTTCCACTCACGCATGAATGCGCCAACGTCAGGCTTTTCAGTGTAACAGATAGAGTTGTTAGCCAAGGATCGTTGGGGGTTCTCGACAAACCAGTTACCCATCTTGGCGTGACGCATACGTTCATCGCTGTGGTTGGACAGATTTATCATCGCCGTTCTCCGTACACCCCCGACCACAACGCACTCGCCAATGTAGCACATGACATCGTGTAATTCGATGGAGTTTAACTTTCTACCCGCAGCACCTCTAAACACATTAGTTATATTTAACAGTGACTTAGCGAATGGTTCTCCTCCACTTGCTCGACCCCCAAAGGTCTTTAAGGGCGATCCCGCAGGGCGTACCTTACTCATGTCTACCTTGGGAACTTTCCCACTATAGAGCAGACGAACGTACTCATCGAGGGCGGTTGCCCACCCTAACTTAGAGTCACGCACTCCGATGATGGTATCAGTGTCGTGGAATTCTTCAGCAACCTCTGGCAGTTTATGTATGTGCTGGCGCTCGACACTAAACCCTAGCCCAGTACCGTTCATCTGAATATACAGAGACTCCCCGAACACCCTAATGTTATCAACAGCAATGTACGCGCAGTTATATCCACAGATGTTGTCCCTTTCTAAGGCAGGGCCAGCGGTCATCAAGGCCCTCATGCTAGGCATGACTTCCTTATCCTTGATTAACTCCCTGATACCAGACAGTTCTACGCTGAACTTATTACCCATGTAGTCACAGTATCTATCTACTGTTTCATCCCATGTCTCTCTGCGTTTCTTATCTGGTAGATACCTAGCGTACCTAGAGATAGCAATGTAGTCCTC